GCTACAGTGGCGATCCTACCACTTCGATGAAGGATGCGGTTCGGTTCACGATCGGGGACACCGACGGCAACCACCAACTGCTGCAGGACGAGGAGATATGTTACATCGTACTCCCCCAAGCAGAAGGCGGTCTCGCGGTTACGAACGTCTACTGGGCAGGAAAACTGTGTGCAGATAAACTAGCAGCGCGGTTCGCTCCCAGTACGCAGATTAAGCTCGGTGACTGGAGCGGTGACTACCAGCAACGATACCAGCAGTTTAGGCAGATGAGTATTGACCTGGAACAAATGGTAGCGATGCAGGCTAAACCATTCTTTGGCGGAACGCAGCCGCTTGAACCCGAACACTGCACACCGAAGCGGATTAAAATCGGAATGTGGGAGGATCACTACTGGTAGCTTCCTAATTTTTTTAGGTAACACACATGGCAAACGGAAAGAAGAACGGAAAAGACGCTCCGATGACGTTTAAGACTGGAAAACCTGAGGTTAAACCTGAGGTTACACCTGTTAAAGAGCCTCTAAAAGTTGAGTCGAGCGATATCACTGCGTTTAACTCCGCAGCGAATACGCTTATGGCTGATATCGGCTGTGGGCAGGTCGCATGGAATCTCGGAGTTGAAGCTAAGAAAATAGCCAGGATTAGCCATACGAGCACCGGGAGCTGATAAACATGGCAAACGGAACGACTGAAAAGAAAGACGACGTTATTATCCCCGCTGCCCCGCGACAAGTAGCGCCAGCAGCGCAACCTGAACCATATAAGACCCCTCGCGCACCACCAACAACGGGAGCTCCTGAAAAGCTGGGGCTTGGCGCGAGTCCTGGTATTGGGCCTACTTCTGGGGAGTTTACTCCCGACAGGGTACTAGGTGCGGATCAATACATCTACATCTGGAGCATCGCAACCTCTCAGTGGGTTGGCTTAGATGGTCAGGATAAGGGCGACCTAAAACGTAAGACCGACCAAAAGCAAGCTAAAGACAAAGATAACTTCCCGAACTCCACGTATGTAAGCGGGTTCAAGGACTGGTCAGTTGACTTTAGCGGCGACTGGATCATTGACCTGACGAGTGGAATACAAGGCCCAGGCATTAAGCTGATGCAAGGCTACTGGGAGACGAATACGAACCCAGTTCCGATGATGCTCGTAACACCCGGCCCAGCAGCAAGCTACTACGTCGGCAACGTGAACATCGCTGAGTTTGACCTTATGGGCCCCGTTGACGGCTACGAAACCTACAGCGGAAGCTTACAGGGAACCGGCGCATACGTGACGTACAATATGTAAGGAGACCTTGGTTTAAATGACGAATCCAACAAACTTTACTGCAATAGTGCCAGGAGTGCCGGCAGGTACAACGGGAACTGCGTTAACCTATACAGCGGCCTCAGCCAGCTCCACGGGCGACCTCATACCGATGGCGTCAGGAGCGGCGATGACCGTCGTGCTGGTCAAGAACTCAGACGTCTCGAACACGCACACCGCGACGTTTCAGGGCGTAGCAGACCAGTGGGGTGTCGTGGCTACTGAAGCGGTTACTGTGCCCACCAGCGGTACGGTCGCAGTGGCGCTATTCCCACCCTCAAGATGGGCGAGTGCTACCAATACCTGCGCGGTAACGTATGATGTCTACTCTGACATCTCGATAGCAGTGCTACAGGTGCCCTGGTCAGGTTAGACGTGAGCAACGGCGATCCCGATCAGGATAATGTCGAGAGCGTCATAACTGATCGGTCAAAGATACTAAGCGGCTACCCTACAGATGCAGTCGAGGACTCCTATGTCTATACGTCGGAGTTTATGATCTACCGGATGCGCAGGACATATAACACATCCGGACACGGTGAGGCTCCGATGACGTGGTATCTGATAGATACGGTGGCGGGCAGAGTTAGAGAGCTCAACGCACACGAACGACTGAATAACGAGTCTCGGAAGGACAAACTGACTCACAAGTGCTACTGCTCTCCGACTGCCGATATCCAGCGGAATGACGTGGTAGTCGTTTCACCAGCTCTTGAGGGCGGCGTTAATACGTTTCTCGTAGGCCACGCTCACTTGCCGGGTAATATTCAGCACCATTACGAGATCAACGCAAAGTCGATTGTTTCGGACTCAATAGAGTGGGCCGGGTATATGCTTAGTACACCAAAGGGATTGCTGGAAGAAGAAAGTTAATTTAATTTAAAGTAAGGAGGAGGAGGCCCGAGCAATCGGGGTATAGATATGACACAGAGAGTTAGTTTAGTTAAGGCTGAATCGCCAGGCAGTCCTGAGATTCCGCTTAATGTAGATTCATCCGGCAACATCGGTGTTAATGTAGAGAGTGGCGGATCTGGTGGTGGCAGTGGTGGAGTCGTACAGGTTTCTGACGGCACGACCAAAACGCAATATTTAGCCGTTGACGCAAATGGTAAAATCGGTGTTAACGCGTTACCGGCAATAACTGGCGCGACGACAAACGCTGTACTTACCGCTGTTGAAGATCAGACTACACACTATTTAGCTACAAAAGATCTGACGCTTAATACCCTTGTTGGGGTAGGGAGTACCGTACCTATAAGCGGTTCTGTAACAGCAACGTTGTCAAGTATGGCATTCACGAACACGATTCTTACCGCTGTTGAAGATCAGACGACCCATTACCTCGCCACAAAAGACGTAGGCACAGTTCCCATAACAGGCACACTTCAAAACGCAGCGACCGGAACCGGAGTAGGCACCCCATTAACCATCAGTGGAATGAAGATGGTTGCGATCCAAGTCACCTCGACAGTGGTCGGATCGATCACCTATGACTTTGAGGTGTCAGTTGACGGCACGAACTTTATGACCGGCATTGATGCGGTCGATATGCTCGGCGTTGATAATATAGGTTCAATAACACAAACAGGCGCGGGGACATGGATATATCAGATCATGTGTGCGGGAATCACAAAGATTCAATGTAACATCACAGCGAACGCAGCAACCGGCGGGACAAGTGTCACCGTGACGGGTCAGGCGGTAGCGTGAGGTAAATCATGGTCGATACACACACATCAAATTTAAGCGGGGGCTCAGGGTATTGGAGCCAAGCGGCGACGTGGAGTTCAACGGGCGGCGGAATCCCGACAGCGGGAGATTCAGTCACTATTACCGCCGGTGATACAGTCTATTATGACATCGCAAATGGCAGTTCCGTATCGCTCGCGGCACTAGCTATCAACGGCACGCTCCGAGTAGTTACGGCATCGACGCCCGCCGATGGAGCGATTCAATCAACGAATCCGACACGGGTTGCGCTCGGCATGCAGATGGCGAGCAATGTCAGCATAACAGGCACGGGCGCGTTCTATATCGGCAACTCTGCGGCAGATCCAATAGCTCGGCCTGCGGCGGTTGCGGCGGGTTCTGCGTGCGTGCCTAATTTTATATTAACGCTGCTCTCAGGAACCGGCATATTGCTAATGACCGGCACACCTACGTTTAGAGCGTATGGTTGGATTCCCTCAGCAGTGACAGCACACCCAGATTATACGACTATAGCAACGTACACCGATACATCGCACATCGTTTTAACTGACACGAATCTTGAGCTGCAAGTGGGTGATATGATTACCGTCGGTTCTGGCGCGAATGGTCTTTTACCGGGCGTTCAAACAACAGACACGCAACACGGCGTCTATCTTGTGTACGGAATCTCAGGAACGACGATTCAGGTTTCTCCTGCGTTTAATTCCAATGTGAGGGCTGCGGGAGATTATGTGGGTGTGTATAACCGTCCTATCTTATTCAACAAAGCAACGTACAATAATACGCGGCACTCAGTTGCTAACACTATCATGCAGGGTGTGCGTGTTAACAATATGCGGTGGTCTATAGCTAGTGATACACAGTATCAGGGCTGTACATTCGGAATTGGTGACGCAGTTACGCCAGCGGCGGCGGCAGATCTAGGCGTTCACGACCTTGGTGCGTGGTATCTCGACTGCGTGTTTAATAATTCGGCGGGGTCTTATGCGAGCTCCGCGCAGAACAACCGCTACGACCGCTGCCTCTTTACGAACGCAGCCCAAGGGGTAATCGTGCAAGGTATAAAAACGCTGTTAGATACGTGTGTATGGCAAAACTGCGCTGGGGGCTTGGGCGTCACGTCGGGACCGCTTAAAGCGTACAGGTGTGTCTCTATCGCTAATACAAATGGCGGCTTCGGTGATCAGCCAGTAGATTGTGAGTTCTACCAATGTACCTCATCGTTTTGCGACAGTTACGGAGATCTGATGGAACCTCAAAACGTCTTACTTGACGGGTGCTCACTTCTAAGCACGGTTAGCATGTGGGGTTTTTCTTCAGGAGGTGCCGTACCCGGCACCGTAGCGTCTTACGCACCTACTGTCTCATTGAATCACGGTGGCACCGCAGGACTTCGTAAAACGTGGACAGCTGGGGGCACGGGTACGACGAACGATGCATGCCCGCTTTCAGCGTACCCAAATATCGGAACGATGCACTTTACGAAGACAAGCACCTCGACGCAGCCGATGTTGTGGCAGTACAAATTTTGGATGCCTGCTAATAAAACGCTCACGTTCGAGGTGCCGATGTACACAGGAGTCGCAGATACCACGATGAACGCGGAGCTTTGGATTGTTGACCCTGAGAATGACCCATTATGGTTTGACCCCGTTTGGATTAACACGGTGAACGTTAACAGCACGCGACCTTCAGCTGGTGCAGCTACCGGCAATGTGTTAGCGCGAAGCGTTATGCCGACAGCAACGAGAGGTGTGTGGAATCAAGTGCCGATTACCGTACCAGCGCAGTCAGCAGCGAAGAATCTTATCGTGAGGGTCATCTGCAAAGCGACAACCGGCGCACAGAACTGCTATATCTATATTGACGCAATCGAAGCCGCGCTGATGAAAAAGAGGAGGATCTTCCTATAAAATGACTGCCATTTTATAGGAAGATGGCGCCAACCACGCATTGAAGACAAAAGCGCTGTGAGTTGATAAAAAAGATAGGAGTTTGAAATGACAGATAAAGATACAGAAATGAAAGCGCCTGGCGCTAAGGCTGGTGCGGGGCCGGTCGTTGTGCATATAGCCAATAACACAGATACCCCTGTTGAGTTTTGTCCGCATTGCGGGGGCATACTAACACCCCAAGCACCGCCGGAACCCGATCGGTGTTCGCGCTGTGGCGAAGCAAAGCCGATACACAAGGTCAAGTTTGAGGATGACCGCGAACGCATCGTTCGTTATCAATGCTCCGATGGCGCGAGACACGGCGAATATATCGGCGGAATTGCAGGTTGTCTCCCTAACAACGACCCGCTATGGTTCGACCCATGTTGGACGGTCACACCCACGCAATCGACATCATGTGCAACGATGGGTTCATCATCAACGACGTACGTAGTTGGCCGTTCCGCACTTACAGCGGGAACAGGGACGTGGCAAAGTGTTAGTGTGGTAATCCCGCCTTATACAGAATCACGCAAGTTGATAGCGCGGGTAATTGGTGTAAACAACACGGCGGCATCAGGCAATTTCTACGCCGACATCGACACACTCGAAAAAGTGTTACTGAAGAAGAAACGGATATTCATATAACCGGGTGAGACAGACTGTGACCACAGCATTAGCGGTTCAAAACCAGTATCAACCAGCGAAAGCGAACTGGTATAAAATCCAAACGCACGACCACGAGTGTACAGGGGATAGGTGGAGTCCCGGTGGACACAACGGCTGCTGGCTTCCGGGTGAGTTACTCCAGCACTATAAGTTTGATGTTGGTGCGAGTTATATCAACATTGCGGGCATGATGATTCGCACCGGACCACCGGGCACGTCAGGGTACTACATAAGCCGGGCGTTAAACGACAGTGATTTATTAGCAACAGAGTGTTATAACGACTGGGCGTGGATAGCACCAGTGAATAACCACCCTGTCACATTTCAAGGTGCCGCAAACACAGCTACGCAGACACTCACCGGGTTCATTCATAACGGTGAGGTAATCTATTTTTCTTCGATTACTACTACAACTGGAATTGAGACAGACACGCCATATTATGTAGTGAATATTGGGGGGGCTGGTGGAACTTACCCGTTCCAACTCTCGCTTACGCCGGGGGGTCCACCGCTGACGTTGACTGGCGATGGGTCTGGACATGCGTATATCCTCTCTTACACCCTCGCTAACCATAGTGATACTGACGACGATTGGTGGATGTTGCCGTACACTTTTGCACTTGAACCTACAGGCACCCCTATACCAGCGAAAGGCACAGTTCCAGGTTCATTTGGGGGTAATAAAGGCGCAGGGCCACCCACGTATGTTCAAGGCACGAGCAACTACATATTTACCGAAGGCGTTGACTTTACGATGTCGTCAACCCCAATAACAGAATTTGGGCGCACGCGGTATGTTATTAACATCAATTTTGTAGACCAAGCCGCGCTCCCAAATGATAACACGTACTTTTATCCGTGCTATCATTTGAACATATCAAATCAAGACCTCTCAGGGATTATCTGGGATTACGGAACAGAGTTTGATACCTCGTTCGCTCTATCGGAACATTACACGCATGTTATCTTTATCGGAACTATACCAAATATGAGCGCGGTGTGTATCCCTAATAGCGAAGTACAGTCGAGCATCAATGCACACGCTGCTGGACTTCTGATGGAAGGCGCCGATATGTACCAATGGGCGTCATTCGGCGATACCATTGCTGAAGCGTTATCAGTAGGGTTCGACGTTGCCGAAGTTTACAATCCAGACGGGGGTATTTCTGATTGGGCACTTGATATGTTCGCAATGGCAGGTCAGTTTGTCGGAGCGATGGGTGTAGACGATACACACTCGCTCAGCGAATTTAACAACGGATGTACATGGGTGAACGCAGATGAACTAACGAAAGAGGCTATATTTGCAGGACTTAAATCCGGCCAGTGTTATGCGGAGAATACAGGGAAGCTTCCACCAGATAAGTTGCTCAAGATTGAGAGTGTAACATCAGACCCCGGCACCGTTACCATCACCTCAAACTGGCCAGCGATTTATTACTGGTACACGGCAAACTCTTGGCCCGACCAGACTGTGACAATAGACGGCACTCCAACGCCGGTACGGACGACTGGTTCACGGTGGTCTAACCCGTGGAACGGTTTTGGGGGTGGTGTACTTTCTGACACGTACACCATAACAGAAACCGATGTATTCGTACGCGCAGCCCTCGTCGCAACGCCGTCAATTACACCCCCCTTTGACGAAAGCACCGGAGGAAATGTTTATATATCTCCGATGCGCGTTCTCCCCGCTGGTGACGTGGTTACTGGGACGTGGGACGATGCTCAACCGATAGAAGTTGAGGGCTTATTTAACATTCGTTTAGCAGGTTAAAAAATGGTAGACCCAATTACAGCAACACAAACGCCGGTATATACGACATTCAACGTTTTGAGCACCGATAACCCAAAGACAGAACCGTCGCCACTTGCAGGACGTAAGGGCGTCGCGTTCCGAAATGCCGCAGGGTCTAATGTTTGGGAATGTAACGCTGACGGCACAATGAGTTTCACGCTCGAACCCGGTGACATCGACGCGCAGATTTTAGATTACTCGCAAGCGGTTCTATTTTACTTTATGACCAGTTCACCGACAGCGACGATAGAACGTAAAGAGTGGCGTTAGATGAACGAGACAAAAAGAGTGCGCGACTTGAATCGATATTACGCAAAGCGAGAGGAGATTCTCGAGCAAAGAAAAGAATACTATTCCGCGCATCGTTCACAGATACTTGCACAGAAACAACAGTATTACGCGAAACACAAAGAGCACAAGCGGCTGTATGATAACCAGTATTATCAAAGCAATCGAGAGAAAAGATTGACACAAGCAGCCAAGTACCAACAAGAGCATCCCGATGCAGTGATAGCAGTTCAAAATAAGCGCCGCGCACAGAAACTTAATAGTGAAGGTTCTTACACGCTTAGCGAACTGACCGCACTGTTCGAGCAACAAGAAGGGTTCTGTTTTTACTGCAGCGACCTGCTTTACGCATCATTCGACAATCAGATCCACGTAGAACATAAAACACCACTCTCTCGCGGTGGATCAAACAGCATAGATAACATCGCGCTATCGTGCGCGGAGTGTAATCTTAAAAAGCATACGATGACAGCAGAGGAATTTTTAAAACTTAATGTGAGGGGAAACTAATGACGACAACCGCGAATATCCCCGCCGACGGCGAACCTCCATTCTACGCGGGAACCACGCATCCGATTTGGGGGGTTATAACACAGGCCGGTTCACCAATGGACATCTCAGATGCATCGATTGTATGGATACTCGCCGCCGATGCCGACACGACGCCGCTTTTAGTAAAAACGACTGATGATGATACACAGATAGCCCTTACCGACCCAACAGGAGGGGTATTCATTATTTACCTTAACCCTGACGATACCGCGACACTAGGGGGGACTGTATATTACCACGAAGCCCGCGCTGCTATAGGTGACACTCAAGAAGTAGTTTTCGCGGGTACACTCACAATTACACAATCCGACACGGCGGGGTTATTATGACGGTTTACCAGTTCACGGTTTTAGAGTCCGCGATGCAGGGGCGTGGAGAGTATATCGTCGGGGCGGATTTTTATTGTGAGTGGATTGATCCGGGTACGATGCCTGTGCAGCGGTCGGGCTTTGGCACGCTGACTATAAAGAAACCGCGCGTGTTTGGCAGGCGTTCACCCGATACACAGTTGGTAGGAACGATACAAGAACAAGAACGTTCTGGATTGGGAATACTAACAACAACGAACCCTCGTATGCTCGGCACGCAACCAAAAACGAACGTGCGCCTGTTCGGGATGTTACAAGGGATAGATAAGAATTAGGAGATAAGAGATGGACGACTTCACAGCTTATCAAGGAACTGATGTGACGCCCTATGTGTCCGTCACGTCGGACGGAACGGCAACTGGCACGCCGATTGATGTGAGCGCTTGGACGGCGGCAACGTGGGTCGCATTCTCACTTCCGTTGACCGAAGAGCAAATGCCGTCTATTACGAAGCATATGGTAGACATGACAGTCGGTATTGACCCTCTTCTTGATCCGCCATCGGAGATTCAAAACAGCATATTTTTCCCACTGACAAATCAAGACCTGGGCTCCGTGGACTTGCTTGGTCAATACCGTCATGAGTTGCGAATCACGCTTAACAGCAAACAGTATGTAGTGTATCCTTTGGTAGGCATAGCGGCCACGTTCATGATTGACCAGAGCATTTCGTGGACAACATCGACGACACCCCCTGCGCCTCGCAGTGAATTGGTCAGGTTAGGTGGAACGCTCGACAAGTCGCCTGATGAGGTAACGAAAAGACCCAGTATCGATACGACAAGGCGCGTATCTTCTGTATAAGGTGAGCCAATGGCTAGTAGCATGAATATCACCGCAGACCTTGAATCTGATATCGACGGCACCGCGGCCACGCAACTCGTCTCACAGCAGATGTTCGACCCGTTCTGTAGAGAGAAAGCCCAAGAGATATACGAAGCATCTCAAGACTTAGTTCCGGTTGATACTGGTGCCCTTAAAGAATCAGGGCATATTGAAGAGGTAGGCAGTGCGGTAGGTGAAGGGATTTGGTACGTTGTGTATGACGCGCCGACTAAAGACCAGAGCAAGTGGAAGAGTTACGCCTGCGTTCTTGGTGCATCGACACAAGTAGCAGTGAAAGGCGGAGAAAGACCAATCGGACAGATAAAAGTCGGTGATCTCGTCCTTACACAAACAGGTGAATACAAACACGTTATTGCTACAAACCGCTTCCCTGCGACTAAAAAACCTGAGCTTGTCGAGATCACCACTGAATACCGGAAAGGTCGCAACCATGTCCTCACCGTGACCACTGACCATAAGATACTCACCTACCGCGACGGGCGCAACACGTGGATACAAGCGGGGGATCTTAAAGAAACCGACGTGCTCTATTCGCGGATAAAGAAGGCCCATAATAAAGGCAAGTTCATAGATCCCGCAAAAACGTGTATAAACTGCGGTGTTACGTTCAATAGACATACTGAATCCGGGTCGATTGTAGGACAGGGTAAATACTTCTGTACGCCAGAGTGCCGCTATGAGTACTGGAGCAAAGGTAACAACCCACACATCGGTATGAAACGTTCGCAAGAAACCAAAGACCGAATAGCTGCTAAGAATAGAGAACGCTTCAAGGTACACCCTGAACAACACCCAAACTATATTGTCAATAAGAAAGGCTTTAAGACCGATGCTGAAAAGGAAGTCGAAAGCTGGCTCATCAGCGCCGGAAAAGAGTACCACACACAGCACAAGATAGGCCAACACTTTGCAGACTTCTATTTACCAGAAGAAAACATAGTGATTGAAGTAGACGGCGCATACTGGCATAAAGACCAAATCAAAGACATCGAACGCGATGCCGAGCTAAAAGAAACAGACCCATCGCTTACTATTGTCCACGTTCACTACTTCGACAAAAGACACAGCCCTAAGTTAGAGCTTATGCCTTTAGAGGACGTGTATTACGTTCCGTGCAATCCTGGCATGCACAGCTTTGTTGATCCCGGCACGTTTAAGCAGGCGAAAATTCTCAAGCTGCGACACTTTACGTATGCCAACAACCGCACGAATAAACCGACGATGCTCTACGACCTCACGATTGAAGACGTGCATAGCTTCTACGCGGCAGGGATACTCGTAAGCAATTCATTCGTTGAGCTAGGGACTTCTAGGATGTCAGCTGAACCTTACTTGGTACCCGCAATGGCTCAAGTAATGGGTAAACTCTAAGAGGATGTCACACAAACACAGCGTCCACAAAGCGAGGACAAAGCACACACATAAGAAAAGCCACCACACGCACAAAAAGACGAAAACGAAACACAAGAAGAAAGAATGAACGCACTTGATTACGCTATTGTCGCAATGATTCAGGCAGACCCTGTGATGCAAGCGGGGTTATACAGCTTTCAAGGTCATCCAGCAGTGTTTACGTTTGTTCCAGTTCCAGAAGTTGACCCAGGGCCGCCACCTAAATTACCCTTACCTTTTGTCGTTTCAGAACCAAACGTAGCAGATGTCGAGGACGATACAAAAGACCTAGTTGGCCATGATATTCATAGAGACGTACGGATTTACGATTACGAAACAGCAGACCCACGAAACATGAATATGTGGTCAATGCGTCTACGAGATATTTTCCACAGGCAGGAAAAGACCTTACAATACTACATAC